GTGTTGCATTTGATGAAATTGTTGGTACATTTTAATAAATAAGAGAGATAGGAGAATATTAAATGGCTTTTAATGTAAACGAGTTCCGCTCTCAGATGACAGGAGATGGAGCGAGACCAAATCTGTTCGAGGTTACGCTTCCCTTTCCTGCCTTCGCATTGCCTGGAAACGCACAAAGTAAAATGAGTTTTATGTGTAAGACAGCACAACTACCTGGATCAACAGTTAATTCGGTTCCCGTTCAGTATTTTGGACGTGAATTAAAATTTGCAGGTAACAGAACTTTCCAAGATTGGTCAGTTACAATCATTAATGATGAAGATTTTGTTATCCGTAATGCTTTTGAACGCTGGATGAGTGGTCTTAATAGTCACAATTTAAATGTAAGAACACCGGCTGCAGCTACACCATTGGGTTATAGTGTTGATGCTGAAGTTCGCCAATATGGTAAAGGTGGTAACATCTTGAAAAAGTATAAATTTATTGGCGTATTTCCAACAGATTTATCAGCAATTGATGTTGATTGGGGTTCTAATGATACTATTGAAGAGTTTACTGTAAACTTGAGTTATCAATGGTGGGAATCTGCCGAGGATTTAGTAGTATAAGTATAGGGAGAGATCCTTATACTTTTTATAATGTTTAAAAGGAAATAATAGTGGCTATTAAGTTATTCGGTTTTACACTAGGGAATAAAGATGTTGTTCAGGTTGAAAAGCCTGAGCAACCTTCTTTCACACCTCCAAATCAAGATGATGGTGCGGTTGTCATCACTCAAAATGCTCATTACGGTACCTATCTAGATTTAGAAGGTTCTGTTCGGAATGAGTTAGAGTTAATTACTCGTTATAGAGAAATGGCAAATCATCCTGAATGTGACATGGCAATTAATGAAATTGTTAATGAGTCTATCACACATGATGAAGATGGTACAGTTGTTGATATTGTAATGGATAATCTTAAACAACCAGATTCAATTAAAAAGAAAATCCACGAAGAGTTTGATACTGTTCTAAAGATGTTAAACTTTAGTAATCTTGCTGATGATATTTACAAACGCTGGTATATTGATGGTAGAATTTACTTTCAAATTGTTTTAGATGAAAAGAAACCTAAAGACGGTATTCAAGAATTAAGATATATTGATCCACGAAAGATTAGAAAAATTCGTGAGATTAAAAAAGGAAGAGATCCAAAAACAGGGGCAGAAATTATTCAGTCTATTGCTGAATACTACATGTATAATGATCGTGGTACTATTACACAAAGTTACACTGCAGGTGTATCTCAAGGATTAAGAATTGCACCAGAGTCTATTGTTAATGTAAACTCTGGATTGATGGATGCAAAGAATACTTTTGTTATTTCATATTTGCATAAAGCAATTAAACCACTCAATCAATTAAGAATGATTGAAGATGCTGTAGTTATCTATAGATTATCTAGAGCACCAGAACGTAGAATATTTTATATTGATGTTGGTAATTTACCAAAAGGTAAAGCAGAACAGTATATGCGTGATGTTATGACTAAGTATCGTAACAAAATGGTATATGATGCCAATACTGGTGAGTTAAGAGATGATCGTAAACATATGTCAATGTTGGAAGATTTTTGGTTACCACGTAGAGAAGGTGGTAAAGGAACAGAAATTACAACATTGCCTGCAGGACAAAATCTTGGGCAAATTGAAGATGTTCAATACTTTCAAAAGAAGTTATTACAATCACTTAGTGTTCCGTATTCAAGATTGGATCAGCAAAATGGTGGTGGTATGGCAGGTATTGGTAGAACAACTGAAGTAACTAGAGATGAATTAAGATTTAATAAGTTTATTAATAGACTTCGCAATAAGTTTTCTCAATTATTTGATCATGCATTACGTGTTCAACTATCTTTGAAAGGTGTATGTACCGAAGAAGAGTGGGATAAGTTTAGAGAAAATATCTATTATGATTATAAGAAAGATAATAATTTTGTAGAATTAAAAGAAGCAGATTTACTTCAACAAAGAATATCAATTTTAAATTTAGTTGAACCATATGTTGGTAAGTATTACTCACAGGAATGGGTAAAGAAAAATGTATTGCAGTTGACTGATGAAGAAATTGAAGAGATGCAAAAACAAATTGATGCAGAACCACAACCTGAACAAACTGGACCTGATGGACAATCATTAGATCAAGGTCAAGAACAAAATCAACAACAAACAACACCAGAACAATATGCACCAGTGGATAATGTATCAGATAAAGGTTCAAACGAATCGGAAACACCTGAATTAGATAAACAGGTAGAAAAGTTTTCCAAAGTTATAAATATGAAATAAGGAGAATATTATGGAACAGATTAGAAATTTTATAGATTTAGTAGGTCAAGGAGATAACGTAGGTGCTAAAGATGCACTTGAAGAGTTATTGGCCGCTCGTGCTTTTGAGAATTTAGAAGGACGTAAACAAGAAATTGCAAGTTCATTGTTTGGTAATCAACCCGAAGTAGAAACCGCAGAAACCGAGTAAAATGAAATCATTACAAGAATTTAAATCAATCGTAGAAGAAGAAAAATCAGACTATTCAAAGTTTGACGTTTTAGTTCGTGCTGGTTTAGGTAACAAAGCACAGATACAAAGACTACATAAAATTCTTGGTAAAATGGAAGAAGAGAAACCAAATTTCTCTCCTGCCGATAGAGCAATCATTCAAAATATCTTTAATAGAATGGTAGATGTTATTACTAATAATAAACAAATCTTCTCTCAAGCACGTAGAGCAGTAAGAGAAGATTTAGATGAAGGTGTTCTTGCAACATCAGATTATAAGATTGATTCTGCTGGTCACAAATATAAAGCACATCGTATTAAAGTTGGGCAAGATGCACCAGAAATTGGTGATGATCCAGATAAGATTAAAGAAGAAATTGAAATTGTAGAAGCAGATAATGTAATGAAAGGTGATCCACCCGTTACATTGTTACTGAAAAGAAAAGCAATTCGTTTGTATCCAGATGAAACAAAGATTGCACTATACTATAATGAAAGATTGAAAAAGTATTTTAGTGTAGCGTATTCAAATGAAAAACATATTGAAGGTGCTTCTATTCAAGCTGAAGAAGTAGAATTGGAAGAAGCAGTTATGGATACACTACATAAAATTGTATCTGATAAATCCGCTAAATCGGTTAAATTTGCTTCTGGTCATACACGTAAAGTAGATCATTTTACAGCATCAGCATTAACACAAGTTCATAATGCATTAAATGATCAAAATAAAAAGAAGTTTGCAGATATGGTACATAAGAGTCCTGGTAACTTTCAAAAAGCAGCAGACTTTGCTTTTAAACGTGCCAAATGATTATAGATTTAATTTTAAGTAATAGACTCAGTGAAGCAAAAGAACTAATATTTGCCAAACTAAATGAAATTACTGAAAAGAGATTAGAAGAAGCAAAGAGATATGTTGCTGAAGGTTCATTTGAAGAAGTTGAATTAGATGAAGCAAACATTATCAAGATGGGTAGAATTACAAAGATTAGACGAAGGATTCGTAGGAACAAAAAGAATAGAATAATTGTTCAACGAAATGTTCGTAAATCTGGTATTAAAGGTTATAGACTTTCAGGTAATACAGTTAAACGAATTCCTGCATCAACAAGAATTCATAAAGCTAGAATGTTAAAAAGATATTGGAAAACAAAAGGTCGTGCGAAGATTAATAGAGTTTTGTTGAAAAGAAAACAATCAATTCGCCGCCGCAACTCAATGGGGATAAAGTAAATGGCATATGAAATAACAAATTCAAGAAAAGGTACTAGTATTGTTCGTGCTGAAGGTCCAGCAACTTATACCATTTTGTTAACCGATCTTTCAGCTTCTGTTCAAGAAACAATAACATCAGCTTCTCTTCGTAGAATTACTTGGTCTACTAATGGTTCTATTACCATTTCAAGAACAGGCGGACCAACAGTGTTATCATTATATCAAACTGGTGATATGAAATTTGATGAATTTGGATATGCGTTATCCAACACATCAACGGCAAACATTGTATGCACTATTGCAACAGGTGGA